GAGTACCATTCGTCATCGAATGGGACTTGGGGTTAAACTTAACGATCACATCAGTAAACGCATCATTTACTGTTGAGCCGGGCGCATCAACAAAACCAACAATCTTAAAGGCAATTGTGTCGGTTGTGTTTTTAGTGGCGATATCTAGAGAGATACCAGAGTTACCATCAAAGGTGCTTCCAGCATTTTGATTGATCGCCATGTTCTGATGCAAATCAGCTTGAGGCACTTGACCATCAGCTTGAATTTGAAAACGAACAGTTGGATCATCAACAATATACGCCTGAGCGTCTGATGCTACTTGACCAGCGGGCCAAGACTGACGCTGAATGAACCCTTGAGTTGAGTCTGTGTAAGAACAACCCATGAATACACCGATAGTGCCAGCAGTGAAAGGCGCAGCATTAGTTCCGACTGCGCCCATTTTTTCAATCGTTCCAGCGGCGACAACAGCAACGATGTCTCCGTAGAAGATTCCGGTAGCATACCCACTAGCAATAGGAAGCTGGATAGTAGCACCTGCATAAGCAGTGCCCCCAACTTTATTTAATGGGCGCAAACCGTAAGGATTAGATGTAGTAGCCATAAGGCCCTCCTGTCATCTAAGTTTACAAACTAGCAAGCACCCTATTACAGACTACTTACCAAACGAAGATCGCGTACTACGTTCTGGAGCTAGAACAGGCATACGCGGATCTGATTGTTTTAGGTAGGAATTGTCTACAGCTTCCATCTGGCTATGTGCCATATCTAACTGCTTTTCAACCCTAGCCTCAACTTGTTCAGTGGCGTTTTGACATAGCAATAAACCACCTACCTCAATGCCGTCTTGAAATCTTGAATCAATGTCGGACACGATTTGAAGGTTTGGATGATCCTCTTTACGAACAGGTGTCCAACCTTCACGAAATCTGGAAGAGACATTTTTGTTATCCGTATTACCCAAAGTAGAAGTGCGAATCCAACGATAGCTAATGCCAGCGCGAGGTTCGGGGTTCGGTAACATTGTCGGTCTTTCCCATGACACTTTACGTTTGACCGCTTCGCGGTCATCATTGCTGCGTGAGGTTCTGTTACTCATTTGGATTGATCCTTCAACATTTGCGCCACATATTGCTCATTCGAGATACCAAGCCGCTTGGCGAGAGAGGCTTGCGTCGAGGTTAATCGCACTGTGCGTGGCTTTTTAGTCGTTCTTGACGGTGCAGCAACCACGGAGCTGGATTGACGTTGGGGTGCTTCTTCCTCTATTTGCCCATCGTCAAACTTATCTGGAAAGGCTTTTCTCATAGCCTTGTCTATTTCATCATAATAGGAATCGCTTCTTGGATCAATCCCTGATTGTACGAGCTTTTGGTGTATCCCGTATGCAAAGCCTGTCATCTCAGGAGTTTCAGGATTTTCAAACCAAGTGTTCTTTTTCCCCCACTCAAGAGCTTTTACATCAGGTTTATTAGCTTGCGGGGTAGGTTGAGCATACTGCGGCTGCTGCTGCGGCGCGGTTCTAACCTGCGGTTTATAATTATTTACCCTATCAGCTTCTACTTTTAAGGTAGTTAATTGCTCTTGCGCTTCTATTAAAGCATCAGGATCTCCTGACTCATATGCAGCTTTATATGCAGATTTAGCCTTGTCTAGTTGCGCTTCGATACGCCCTTTAGCCTGCCCAATAAGGGTTTCTTCACCCGCATCAAGGTTTTTTCGTAGCTGCTCGTTTTCAGATTTAACCTGTTGAGCATACCGCAAAGCCTCTTCTTGTAGCCTGTGGGCCTCAAGTTTTTGCCGTTCTTGCTCTTGCGCTTCAAATTTTAACTTATTTATACGCTTTTGAACCCCGACAGAATATTTATCTATCTCATCGTCAGAAGGCACTTCTGGCTCTCTATCTTCTGCCAAACGTGGTTTCTCTTCTTCAGGAGTGTCGTCAGACACTTCTATTTCAAACGAATCATCCGCAACATCTTGTGTTTCAGGTGATTCGTTTTCAAGATCTTGTTCTGTAAGCTCTGGTTTATCTGCCAAGTTATTCATACCCGTGTGTACCCCCGTGGATCTTCAACAACAGCTTCAATAGTATCATCGTTTACTAAACGAAACTCTTTCCCATGTATTTTAAATCTAGTTCCTGAATAAGATCTAAAGATTACAAAATCACCTTCTTTGCAGTAGGCTCCATTTGGAAATCTGTCTTTATCAGAATACGCATCAGGGCCAGTTTTAAGCACAAACCCTATGATAGAAGCGGTTTCTTCTGCCTGCCTAAGTTGGTCAGGCATATACACCCCGCCTTCGGTCTTCTCATTAACCTCAACAGTGCTAATAAGAACTTTGTAGCCTTTTGGTTCTGGTAACTGAGTTGCTACTTTATCGTCAGTTACTTTTTCATCTTTATACATTGCATATACCTTGCAGTGATTAAGGTTCACAGAAACCTTGCGCGGTCTATCCGCGAAGCCCCCAATTACGAAATAGAATACTAGAACTTATTGTGCAATAATTCTTTCTTCCAAATCAACTAAATCGGCTTCAATTAGTTTTAAAGCCTCATATCTCCCTACAAGACGACAGTAATCTTCCATAGATTGTGCTTGGCCCCCAGCCAAAAACTGTTCTATTTCCGTCTTGGACTCGGATATGCTACGTTTCATCAACGCAACAACTGTATCATCCATCCCCCTTGCCTAACTCCTTTGCTAATTCAACTCCCAGTTTCGCCCCAGCCTGCTGATCTGCACGTTGGGAATTATCAAGATCGGTTGCCAGCTTAACTCCCAGCTTGGCCCCCTCTCTTTGATTAGTGGCTTTAATCTTTTCAGCTTCAAGCTGAAGTTTAGCCGTATCTAGTTGCATCTTATGCTGAAGCTCTTGCGCTTTTAGCTGAAGCTCTTGCTGTTGCATCTGTACAACAGGATCTTGTTGTTGCGCTTGAGCCTGCTTCTGAGACATCTCTGCCTGATCTTTCTTGAGAAGCTTCTCTGCTGCATCCTTAGCCAATCTAGAAATTTCAACCTCAACATCTTCAGGCAATGGCTGATCTTCGCTAGGCATCTCGACCCCCAGCATCTTTTCCATTTCCCTACGATACTGAAAGGCAACATGTTCTGTAATATGAGCAGCCATTGCCTGTTGTATTACTTGGGCAAATGGAGACTGCCCTACCACCTGCATAATTTTTGGATCTTGTGCCGCAGCCATATGCACCGCTAGGTGAGCTTCGTGGTCTTGATACTTGAACGCTTTGACTGGTTCCTGCTTCAAGATCATCATGTTCTCAGTTACAGGGTCAGAAGGTTTAATATCTTCAGGTAGCTTGATTAAATCCTCCGCGTCTTGGATGCCAAGAACCTCAAGCATTTGCCTATGCAGCTTACCCATGTCGTACAATTGGGGCGCTTGTTGCGCTAGTTGTAACGCGGCTTGATACTGCATGATACGCTGCGCCATAGTAGCGGCGTTGGGGTCAGATACAGGTATAACGTCTATACGTTTGTCAAAATCAGCGGTTCGACTAAAATCACCATCGACCTCATATGCATACTCATCGGGCATATAATCGTGAACAATTTTAGATAGAAGTCGTAACTCTTTTTTCATGGCAGCATGGAGGCGGGCCTGTACACCAGACATTACCTTCATTGAACGCTCCATAAGGGCAAGAGTTGTGCCCACAGGTGCCTGTGCGTTAGTATCTCCTACTTGGATGTCTGCGACTGAGCCAATTCGGCGTCCCTCTTCGACAATATTTCCAAGTAAAGAGTACAGTACGCTTGATGGCTCTTTGTAAGGGATAAACGTAATCGAGTCACGGATGGCACCGCCCGGTACGTCCACATCCCTAAATTCACCCGGCATAAGAGGAGTGTCGTCCCCCTTAATACGCATACCGCGAGCTTTAAGCCCTGCTGGCAAATTCGACAGTGTGCCAGCATCAACCAACTGACGAAGGATAGAGGTAGCCGACTTAGCAAGGCCACCAATAAGGTGAATAAGCCCCGTTCCATAGAACCCAAGGCCCGGTAGATAACGGTAGTGTACAAAGTGTAGGCGTTTTTTCTTTTTAGCGTCATCTTCGTACCAATTCTTGCGTATAGATAATATCTCGCGTGACGACTTGTCTATAGTGACTACATAAGGTCGCGCTATGCTATCAGGATCGTCAAACTCTTCAGGCATGTTCATTGTGACGTGCATCTCAAGAATTGTATGCCTATCATCATTTTCAAGAACTGCGCTCTCACCATCAAGCTCGTCATACTTTTCTTGTATGTCAGAAAAATCAGGTGCAGGTGCGGGTAGCTCCACACCCCTATAGAAACCTGCAACTTGCAGCTCTAATATTTCATTTTCTGTTTTTTTCATTACATGCGTATATCGTGGGCATGTCATTAGATCCGTAGCGCCATAAGACGCTACAAAGTCCTCTGACGGGACAAACACCGCACAAGGTCTATCCATAAGTGGATCATAGTATACCTTCTTGAACGCAGACCCCGCCAATGGAAGCTTAAACAACATCTGCTCCATCTCGTCGCGGTACTCTGTCATCTCCTCTGTTAAGAGGTAATTCATCTCATTCTGCACACGTTCAGCTTGGTCAAACTTTTCTGGAGTGAGCTTACCCATAATTTTGCTTTTTACAGGGCCTGAAGCAGGGAACAGCTCTCCCATAGCCTGCGCCTGAAACCTAACAACTGATTCTGTAAGAACTGGATGAAAAACTCCAGACGCCCCTGCCCAAGGCTGCTGACGCTCCTCAATCTTCATACCAAGAAGATCTAAGCCTTTTACATAAGCCCTAGCCCAGTCGGCACGAGACTCACGATCAGACTCAAAATCACTCACAAGCTCAGACGCCATAGCCTCAAGATCTGCTTCGTCTATAAATTCAGCTAGATTTGAATCATGGTCTTGCCCCATCAGTTGCCCTGACAGGCCACCTTCAAAATCAATTATAACCCCGCCATCTTCAGTTTCCATAGAAACAGCTTCAGGGTTTATAACTTCGATAGTAAGTTCTTCTTCCGTAGGATCTGTATCTATCTCTAAATCAGAAGGAACTAAGGGTTTTTCTACAGCCATGTGCGCTCCATAAGCGTTGCTTGCGGGTAACTTATCATTTTAATGCCCAGCGGTCTAGTGTCGAGGTGAGCAACTTGGGGGAAGCTACCACACCCCGACGAGGGCATTGGGAGGAGTGCCCCAATTATTCTTTAACTTACACAGGCTGTTGAAACAAATATTATATTCCTGTAATAAGAAATCATGGATAACATGTTGATTTGGAACATCGTGCTAACTTTTGTGGTCTTACCTATAGGGTGGTGGGCTACTCAAATTTCATCTGAGGTAAAACGTCTCAGTATTCTTTTGAATATGACAAGAGAGAGTTATATAAAAAGGGAAGAACACGCGGGGGAACTTGGGAGAGTTGTTGATCACCTCGTTAGGCTTGAAGGCAAGATAGATAAGCTTGCAGAGAAATAGGGGGAGATAGGCATGAGATATGTTTATATGCGCCCTAACAGCGATATTAGCTAGTCAAAGCCCAAGCATAGGTCTGCACCAGACCTGTGAATACAGGTGCCCTAGAGAAGTTTCACAGTTTTATTACCAGTACCCAGCTAAAGTCAGAGTGCCTTGGAAGCACTTCTGTCCACCATACATTGTTGTTGGTCGGGGAAGAGAGACATGATTGATCCATTTACGGCGCTTGCTGCTGTGAAATCTGCTGTGGCGGCAGGTAAGGAGCTAGTCAATGTGACCAAGCAGATCGGAGAGTTTTTCGACGGTGTAGATGATTTACGTGCTGCCCATGAGAAAAAGAAAAACAGCTTATTCTCTGGCACTGATGAAAACGCAATGGAGACCTTTGTGAATTTACAGAAGGCCAAGGACGCGGAGGAAGAACTTCGTCAGATTGTAATTGCAACCAGAGGTTTCTCTGCTTGGGGTGAATTGCAAGCTATACGTGTGCAAGCAAGAAAAGATCGCAAGGCAAAGATTGAAGCAGATAGAAAACGCAAAGCAAAGTTGATTGAGCGTATAGTTATTTACGGTGGGTCCGCAATTATTGTTTCTATTTTGATTGGAATTACTGTTGTAATAATCTTGGCAAAACAAGGTAAAATATGAGTGATGGTGTATCGGGTATAGGATCAGCCCCGTTTAACATTCAGTCGGATATCCATCAGCAAACACAATCGCGTGAAAGAATAGAAAGCCACCTTAAAGAACAGATGGTAGAGAAGGAACATAGGGCCAACCACACGCATCTGGAGGCGCTCAGAGAGCAGAGATTAGATCTTGGCAAGGCTTATGATAGGTTTGGAGCAAAAACTACAGCGGATAGGCCGCAGGGAACTAAAATAAACATAGAAGTTTAGTAATATTCTACAGGTCTGCGGTATGTAGGTTCATCATCCCACTCATCTGTAGGTAATCTGATGAACCCACCCTGCCTAAATCGCAACAACGCCATGACTGTAGAGTCAACAAGGTCATCGTTAGACATAAACGGGAACCCTGCCACCTCTTCTATGACTTCTTCAGCCCAACGCTTGGGTGGTGCCCACACAAACCCGCTGGCGATGATGTCTGATACACTATTAAGGCGAGCCATTTTGTCTCCAGTACCCCTATGAGGTGTATATTCCTGTATTGGGAGGCCCATACGGCGCAATTCTTGGTATAAAGCTACGCCAGAGGACTTTTTCTCTACAATAAACGAATCTGGCTCCCAAGCGTTGTACTCTTCAAGCGCCATACCCTTTAATTCTGGAAATTCTAGCCTTTCTTTGATGCTATTTAACAAAATTATGTGGTGTGCGTTCTCTTCTTCGTTAAAAAACACGCCCCAAGTCGTCAATGCGGTGTAATCGGCGCGATTATTCTTCTCTGCGGCAGCATCAAGCGACATAATTATGTATTCACAGTGGGGTGGGTCGTCTTTTGTCCATATTTGCCACCATTCCCGCTTAACAATCGATGCTTCTTCGGCTGTCGGCTGCTGTTGATACTGCGAGTTCCATTGAAACGTAGGCATCGACGCCTTTGTGCGTAACAATGCGGTCAAATCAAAGAACTCAGGCCATAACGGCTTCTGTGTCGGCTTACCATCAGAGTCCTCGCTATCCAAAATAGCAGGGAACTCTACAATTTCGTACTGATCTGACTCTGGATTCTTGATCATATCGGTCGTCACACGCCCCGTGAGGTCGTCCATGTGCCAACGAGTTTGAATTATTGCAACCCTACCGCCCGGCATAAGGCGAGTACGGGCACCAAAGGTGAACCACTCGTATGCTTTTTCAAACACAGAGAAGTTTCCGTTAATAACATCCTGCTCAGAATGAGGATCATCAACAAGCAGAAGATCAGCACCACGTCCCGCAAGTGCAGACCCAATACCACACGCATAATATTCTCCTCCAAAGTTTGTATTCCACCGCCCCGCAGACTTACTGTCTACCGCCAGCGTTACTTGTGGAAATATTTCTTTGTAGTCGTTTACCGATATCAGGTTTCTCACCTTACGCCCAAAGTCCACAGCGAGATCGGTAGTGTGGGACACCATCATAACCTTCTTGCCGGGGTTACGCCCCAAGAACCAAGCGGGGAAAAAGATACTTACAAGCTGTGATTTACCATGTCGGGGTGGGATGTTGACGCATATACGGTCCTTATCTCCCTTCTCAATATCCATCAGCATGTCTGCGAGGATACGGTGGTGCTTGCCAACCTTATAATCTGGCTGCATCCGCCTACAAAACTCTATGAGATCGTCCTTGGCATTGTCGTTACGCTGTCTGCTCGCCAGCTCCTCAACAATTTTATCTATCTCCCCTAGTTCTTGAGGATCAAATTTATCTAAATTTTCTAAAACCTGCTGTATATCTTCTGAGGAGAAATCCATACCTGCTGCAATCTCGGCAAGGTTAGTCGTCATCTAAACCTAACTCCTTGTCTACATTTATCGTGCTGCCCTCAACTACGATAGCGTCTTCAACCGTGGGTTCAGGCTTCATTAAACGAGTTAGTTTAT